TAGTGGCGCAATTCAAGCCCGTGTAACATCATGGGGCAAGCGTGAAGGCGCAGACGGTAGAAAATTTAACTACCAGCCAGAGGGATTCCAAGAATGGGCAGATCAATTTAAATCTGAAGGCAAACCGTTGCCAATGTTTTTGAACCACAATGACATGGGTATGCCAGTCGGTCAATGGAATGAATTTAACTTTGACAAAGACGGAATGGTAGCAAAAGGGAACCTTTTTATGAACACATCAACTGGTTCTGATCTTTATGAAGTATTGAAATCTAGCCCAAATCTATTTGGCGGCGTTTCAGTTGGCGCATATGCTGATGAAGCCCGTTTGGTTGATGATGATGGCGAGCCATTGGATGATGATTCTGATGAAGAAGGTTATTTCCAGATCACTAAAGGCGGTTTGCGTGAAGTTTCGGTTGTTATGTATCCAAACAATCCAAATGCTGAAATCCAAAAGTTAGAATATTTTGATGGTGAAGGCCATCCAAACCCAAGGAATATCGAGAAGGCATTGCGTGATGCTGGGCTTTCTCGTAAAGATGCGACCACCGCATCTTCAATCCTTAAAAAGTTGCTTGAAGGGCGTGATGCCATCAAGGAAGTTGTTAAGGAAGCCCCACAACAAGGCGATCTTGAAGCGGTGGTAAACGAAGCTGATGCAATTCTTAAAGCCCTAGAGGAACGAGATTTGTTGAAAGCATTATCTAAGCGCATTAAATAAGGAAAAATCATGTCTGATAAAATCATTGAAAAGTTAGATGCTATTGAAGCATCAAACGAATCTAAGATTCAAGAAGTAAAAACCGAAGCTGTTTCTGCTATTGAAGCCGCTAAAGCTGAAATGGCTGAGAAATTAGCTACTATTGAAGCCCGTGTTGCTGAAATTCATGCCGCACCTTCCATCATCAAGCCATCTAAATCCATCAAAGAAGATGTAAACAAAATGGTTCGTGAGCAACTTAAAAAGTTTGCTAAAAAAGGTTCAATGGAAAAAGAACTCAAGATGTTTGAAGATGAAGCACAATATCAAGCATACTTAACCGAGAGTTCAGCTTTGACTGGTGGCGGTTACAATGTGGGTGGTCGTACAGCTTACGATCCAGTATTCCATACATTGCGTTTGATTAACCCTATGCGTGGTCTTTCCCGTAATGTTACAACTGATGGTTCTACATATCAATTTAGAGCCAAAACGGGCAATTCTGGGGCTACCTGGGGTTATGCAGTTCAAAACAACGGATCAGCTACAACTGAAAACACAAACATCTGGCAATTAGTATTGCAAGATTTGAATGTCCAGTTCCCGATCCGTACTGCGGCTCTTGATGACATCGATGGCTTGGAAGCCAATGTGGTTGATGATATGTTGATGGAATTCAGCCAAGTTGAAGGCCAATCAATGATTCAAAACAATGACCAAACCGATTCACCTAATACATACGGTGGAACACAAGGTCTGCGTGGTTTGAACCAATACGCTACATACGGTGCTAATGCTTCTTATACTGGCGGCACAATCACTACTGCATCTTTCGGTACATCTGGTATTTCTACAAGCAACGGTTTGAACAGCCTTGCCGTATATGACCAAATCACTACCAACGGTAATGTAGTTGGTGCGGCTAATGTAACCTATGATGACATCATTAACTTTATCTACAATCTGCCACAACAATATTGGACACCAACAGCGAAGTTCTTGGTAAACCCAATTTTCTTGGCACAGATTCGTGGCTTAAAAGATAGCAACGGCACACCAATTTTCGAAAGAATGCATCCAATGGATGAAGATGGTATTGTTGGCCGTATGCTTGGTTTCGATGTTGTTGTTAATAAGTACCTTGACAACCCAAGCGAATTCTCTGGCAATACAAAGGCAAGTTTATTCCCAATGTATTTCGGTGATTGGCAACGAGGTCATACCATTGTTGATCGTTTGAACATGGTATTGCGTAGATATGACCAGACATTGCCTGGTTACATCACATTCTATGGTGAGAAGCGTTTGGCCGCATCAAATGTAGACCCATTCAGTATCATTGCTTATCGTTCTACTGGTACAGCAACAAGCTAAGTATCAAAGAAGTATTTAATGCGCCATAAATGTAAACATTGTGGAAAACCTGGGGAGTCAAAAGGTCTGACTTCCCAGGGCATTAAAAGATATAGAAATGAATGTTCGATATGTAGAAAACAGAAAAAAAGGTCTGGATTTACTTACGGAATATTCAAAAAGAATTATTGTGAGTTGTGCGGATTTAAGCCCATCCATATGTGTCAATTAGATGTGGATCATAAAGATGGTGATAGAAAGAATAATCTTGAAAGTAATTTGCAAACTTTATGTGCAAATTGTCATAGATTAAAGACTTTTTTATCTGGCGATAATGTCGATCAAATATCGTTAGAATTGAAATAATGATCGATTTTGGAAGAAATATGAAAAACGAACTAATCCTAGAAGCAATCAAGTCAGCCCTCACCGATAAAAACGGTCAAGAGGTTAAGGTAAATTTAAAAGAAGCATCTGCCCTTACTGGCTCTGGCTCTGGGGTTGGTGGTCGTGTTATTTATGATGATGCGTTTGCATCTTTGCGTATGGCTAACCCGTTGCGGGTTGCAAGCCGTGAAATTACCACGATTGGTTCAGATCAGGCTTTTGTAGTAAAAACTGGTAATGCAACTAATCCCACAAATCCTTGGGGCTATCCAGTAAATGTGAATACTGGTACTCCAAACATTGCCACTTCATTTTGGCAACTTCCATTGCAAGCAATTACAGCCCAATTGCCTGTTCGTACTGCCGTAATGTCAGATATTAATAATCTTGATCCATCTATTGTTGGTGACTTGATGCTGGAATTTAGCCAGCAAGAAGCCCTTTCAATGATTCAAAACAACGATCAAGCTGGCTCTAGCACAACATCAACTGGTGCTACAAATGGTTTGCGTGGTTTAAATTATTATCCAAGTGGATCAACTGCGGCATTTGGTACAAGCGGTTCTGGCGCAACTAATGGTTTGCATACAGTTAAAACTGTAAACACCGCAACTGGTGGAGCAATTGCTTATGACGATATTGCCGCTTTAGCATCTGCATTGCCAGCCCAATATTGGAGTTTGCCAGGTACTTCTTGGCATATGCATCCATCAACCATTCTTGCATTGCGTGAACTAACAAGTTCAACTGGTCAGCCATTGTTTGTTGAAGTTGGCGATTCTGATGGTGGCGCAGTTGCTCATGTGTTTGGATTCCCAGTTGTTCCAAACCCATATATGCAGACCGTTGCTTCTGGTGCGTTCCCTGTTTATTTGGCTAATTGGGATAAGTTTGTAACTATTGTGGATCACGAAGAATTTAGCATCCAGCGTTTAGAGCAAACACAACCAGGTACAGTAACTCTGTATGCTGAAAAGCGTGTATGTTCTACAATTCGTGATGTATTTGCTGGTGTTCGTTTAGAATCATAAGGCCAATATGCCATTAGATAGTTATACAAATGGGCCGTATTTAGGTACGGCTCGTAATCCCTTTAGCTATGAAAAGATTGAGCAGACTAGCCGAGATATTCAAACTCCTTGGCTTTCTCTAGATCAAATCACCGAACAATTAAACTTGTTTGGTGATACTAGCCAAGACGATTACCTTACCAGCCTTGAATTGGCCACCCGTATGGCCATCGAGGACTATTTGGGTATGTCCATATTCCCAATTAGCTATAAAGTCTATTATGGGGCTTTTAATGGCATGAGTGGCACACAAACACTACTTAATTTGCCAGAAGTAAGCCAAGACAATCAAAATCAAATTGGCACGGTTATTAATTCCGTTGGATATTGGAATGGAAACCAGCCGCCAACATTTACTTTGCTTTCGCCTACTTCATATTATTATGATCCTACTGGCAACCAAGTTATTGCTACTGGATTCCCAGAAGAAGTAAACCAAATAATGAGCAATCCTATTGTGGTTCAATACACAACAGGAGCAAGTCCTTATGCTCAATATCCAGTTATTCAACAAGCTGGTTTATTGCTTTTGACGCATTTATATAACAATCGTAGCGATACTGTTATGGGTAATATGACCAAAATACCATTTGGCGTAGAGCAATTATTACGGCCATACAAACCGCTGGTGTTCTAATGGGTATTGTTCGGTTTGAAACCGTAAATGTGAACAATGTCAGTATTTCTACTGATAGCGTTGGCCAAACCGTACCCAATATAACCCTTTGGTTTCAGACCCGTGCCAGAGTATTAGATATTAAGAATGATATGCACATCAATAAAGATGACCGCATTTATTCTGATGTTGCAAAATTTGTATTAAATAACACACCAAATACAGTTGCAATGGCCACAAATCAAGTTGGCTATTCATTTGGCTGGCGTGGTGATGATTGGCGTATTAGTGATGTATATGAAAGTAACGATAAAATGAATATTACTTTCTTGGTTTATAGAAATAACCCAACAACGCAAGTATGACAACTCAAAATAACCCGCTTAACTATGCCCAAGCGATCCAATACCAGCTTTCTAGTATTGTATCTCCTGTGCCTGTTTACGCCAATTTTAATCGTAATTTTGCTAACGAGCCTGAGTTCATTACTTGGCAATTACGCAATATTCACCAGCCTGTTTATACGGGTTCAAACAAAACTGTAAAAGGTATTGATACACCAATATTCCAAATCAATACATTTGCCCAAGACATGAACGATGCTTTCAATATAAGCAATTCCATATTACAATCGCTTCATGGTTACAGCGGTTTATTTGGGGGGTCAACTGGATTCCAAATATCAAAAGCCGATGTGCATTGGTTGTATAATACATACGATGATACGGTAAAGTTGAACCATATTGTTATGGATTGCACTTTATACATTCCAACATAATATAATTTGATTAACTTTTATTTTAAGGAATTACTAAAATGGCACTTCCAGCACAAGTTCTACCTGGGTTTTCGGCATCGTTATGGTGTCAAACTGGCACAACGCCAACCCCATTAACTCTTACTCAATTGTCCACATGGACAGGCGAAGTTGATTCCATTGTTGGTACAGTTGCTAATGGTAGTGGCTCTGCTGGCGAACAGTTAAATGTTGAAGCTATCCCTAAATTTGGTCAAGATGACGCATCCGCAAACTTTTATGTTGCTGGTAGCCGTCAATCTGATGTTATTCCTACGCAAAGCAAGCCAACTTCATTAAGCATTGTTGCCGCATGGAATCCTTCTGATGCTGGTCTTTTGCTAATGCGTAGCGATGCATACAGCGGAATTATTGATCGTACATTCGTTATTGCCGCTGTTGATGGCGCAAACACAGTTGCATATGCCTTTACTGGCCGTGTATCTGAGTTCACTATTGATACAGCACCAAATCAAGAAGCGAAATGCACATTCACGATTCATCCTCGTGGCAACCAATATGGCTGGTCAAACAACACTTAATAAAATGCCGACAATAAAAGATAACGCAGACTTAGCAAATTATTTTAGTTACTTGGTAAACCAAGCCGATTCTGGAGTTAAGGATTGGTTTGGTTTTCAACAACAAAAAGTAATGGGTATTAATTTAGCGTATGAAATTGCGGCCCGTCATGCGGATTCAATGTCCCCAGACGAAATAACATCTTTTGTAAAATCTCTTAATAATTCAATATTTAATAATCTCATTAAACCAAAATGACAAACTTTCGGGTTGAAGGTGTTGGGATTACAGAATTTAAAGAATTGCTAGAGCAGATTAAAGATGATTTTGGCCCTAAAGATACAAACAACATTTTAAGAAATTCCGTTCGTTTATCAATGCGAACAGTTTTGGAAACGGCCAGAACATTAGTTCCAAGAGATACTGGCCAATTAGCGGCCAGCCTTCAGATTGAAACCAGAAAACCAACTTCACGGGACAAAAAGTCAAAATATGTCAGCACAAATGATATTGTGATTGGTAAAGTTACAGCTTATATTGGCAAAGAAGGCCACAGAAGGACATTTAAAAGCGCAAAAAGCGGCGCAAAAACAGAAATGCAAAGCGATGCCAGAGCAATTGCAATGGAGTTTGGAACGGCAAAAGTAGCGGCAAAACCATATTTAAGACCAGCATTAGAATCAAATGTAACTGTTATTACAACCAATCTGGGCGATTCTTTAAAACAATCCCTAGAAAAATATAAAGCAAGACAAGCGAGAAAAACACTATGAATCAATTTGCAAATGCGCTGGGCAAGAAGTTTTTAGAAAATCAAGAAATGTTGCGTGTTCGTTCATTTGAAATGAATGGCCATACATTTAAAGTAAAAGTTCCAACCACTTTGGAATATGAAGCCATCAACGAAAATATTAAAGTTGTTGATGATGAATTAGTTGAAAAGTATTATCAAGAATTATCTAAGCCATTTATTGATAAAAAAGAAGAATTTGAAAAAGAATCAGATATTCAATATAAAGATAATGATGTGATTATTAAAGATCGTTCAATGCGTGAAACTGCAATTAATAAAGTTATTACAGAAAAACGCATTACTGAAATGTTCAAATTAATCGTGCCAGAACAAGCCGATTTTGATATGAATACTATTACATATTCAATGATTGAAGAATTATTCCCATTCTCAATTCAACTTGAAATTATTGAAGGCATTACCAATACCATTTCTCCAGGTTATAAAGCAACCAAGGGAAAGTAATAGGGTCGATCCGTAGGCAAGTTAAAGCCTATTTAACGGCACATGGATCAGACCCAAAAACCATCGATGAAGAAACATTTGCAGACATTTGTGTAATGTATGCGGATGGCCTTATTGGTAATCGGGGAATAATAGAAATATTGGGAAGTTTAACGGCGGGACATTTTAATTCAATGTTGCCAAAAGGTAAAACTCCATACAATTTACAAGCTATAATACCGAATATATATGATTATTTGTATCCCCCATTATCAGAGGAAGCGAAAAGGAATCAAGTAAGCGATCAGTTATTAGCGTTTGCGATGCTTGCTCCCAATGCCCCAAAAGGGTTTTTCAAAGGAAAATAGATGGCAAATATAGCAAGTTTGGGCGTGGTGCTAGGGTTGGATTCTGCGGAATTCACATCAGGCATCGACAAAGCCGAAAAACTGCTAGATGGTTTCCAAGAAAAACTGGTTGAACTTGCTGGTATTGCCGCATTTGCGGAAATGACAAACAAGGCAATGGAGTTTGCAAATTCCATTGAAAAAACAGCTAAAGCAAACGATGTTGCAACGGCATCTGTTTTGCAGTTGTCAGAAGCACTTGCCAAGAATGGCGGCGAAGCAGATGATACCAGCCGTATATACGCTGGGTTTACTCAAAAATTAGAATCTGCTGTTAGCGGCAATTTAAAGGTTCAAAACTCATTTGCCAAAATTGGCGTAAGTTTAAATGACTTACGAACATTGTCAGAACAAGATTTGTTTGAAAAAACAATTTCTGGTTTGGCGAAAATGTCCGATTCTGCTGAACGCAATGGCGTTGCTTTTCAATTGCTTGGGCGTGGCATCAAAGGCGTGGATATTGTTGGCCTTAATCGGGACATGGAAGAATCTAAAGGCGAATTTGATAAATATTCAGCCAGTATTCAACAAGCCCATGAATTATCTTTAAAACTAGAGCAATCCAGCAAAAAATTAACCTTAACTTTTACACAAGCCGTTATTCCATCGCTAAAGCTGGTTTATGATGATTTAACTCAAAGTAGTACCGCAATGGAAACTTTTGGTAAAGTTTTGGAAAATATTGCGGCTGGTGCGGCCATTACTTTTGCGGCAATTAAAGTTGATGTTTTGGAATTGTGGGATATTGTCAAAGGAACAGTTCTTGTATTAAGGGATGCCGCCAATCCAGCAATGTGGGGTCAATTAGAAAATGACACCAAAAATGCTATTAACAATATGCAATTGGATTGGTCAAAATACCAAGAATTTGTGGCAAAAGCATCAATGCCACCACAAGCAACAGAATCAAAAGAAAAAGTAAATATCAATCGTGATGTTGTGCCTGGACTTGCTAAACAACAGGCCGCAGTCGAAGCAATTAGCGTTCAATATGAAAATCAACAAAAACTACTTCTTGAAGCATTAAAAGCAAAAGAAGAAGATGTTTATTTAACAAAAAATCAAAAAGAATTAAACGATGCCATAAATAAAGTAATTATGGATCGTGACAAAATGCTGGGCGAAATTGACAAGCGTGAAAAAGCAACTCCTGCTGGCCCGAATCGTCAAGCCATTATTGATGATCTTGAAAAGCAACGGCAAAAAGTTTATGAATTAACTGGCACATATGTGCAATTAACAGCCATTCAAGTTCAAGAAAGCCAAGCCGCACAACAAACATTTAGCAATGGTTGGGATAAAGCATTTAATCAATATGTTGAAAGTGGTCAAAACGCCGCACAACAAGGGCAACAATCGTTCCAAGTATTAACATCCGCAATGGATACCGCATTGGCTCAATTTGTTAAAAATGGAAAAGTAAATTTTAAATCATTGGTTGATAACATGATTGAAGGTTTAATTATGATCCAAGCCAGAGCCGCAATGACCCAAGTATTTAGCGGTGTTGGTGGAATGTTAAGTGGTTTATTTGGCGGCGGCGGTAATGCTTTTACAAACCCCGCATCTGGTGGTTCTTTTTCTGGTTCAGCGTTTCAACTTCCAGCAATGGCAAGTGGCGGTGATTTAACTGCGGGTATGCCAACCATAGTAGGTGAAAATGGCCCAGAAATAGTTGTTCCACAAACAGGCGGTACGGTAATCCCAAATAACAAACTTGCCGATGTTATGGGCGGTTCTGGTGGCCCAGCGGTACATTACAACGGCCCATATATTGCCAATATGTCTGCAATTGACACACAATCAGCAACTCAATTTTTAGCGGCCAATCAAAACGCAGTTTGGGGAGCATACCAGAACGCACAACGCAGTTTGCCGCAAACAAGGTAATGTATGACAACAACGCTTAATAATATTCTTGCCGCATCTGAATCGGTAACCATTAACGATCAAAGGATGGTTGGCCAAGTTATCAGCCGTAATCAGCGCATCAGCACTAGCGAAATTTTGACCGTTATTCCATTTCAGTTTACTTTTAAACCAAACAGCTATTTGCAATACAGCCAAAGCCGTGCATTATTGGCGAATTTGCGTCAATACGATAAATCGCTTACCCAATATTTAAATTTTGGCACAACTGGTTGGGCAAACTATATTTCATATCAAGGTCAATTAACCCCAAGCCAAATATCAGCTTGCACATTTAGCACATCATCTTCTGGAACAAATTTAATCCTTACTGGAGTTCCGACTGCGAATCCTACATATAATGCGGTTGTTGTTGGTGACTTTATACAAGCTGGTCAATATACATATATTGCAACTGCAACTGTGCAATGCGGATCATCTGGAACAATTACAATTCCAGTTCATCGCAGTTTAATTGATGGCCCTTTATCTTCTGGAATTTCAGCGGTAATTGGTCAATATGGCACAACTCAAGCAATGGGCGGCAATACATATACTGGCGTTACATTCCCAGTAATATTGCAACAATATCCAACATATACTTTAATTCCAATTACCAACGATTCTTTTATTCAATGGTCTGGGCCATTTAAGGCATTTGAAGCGGTATTATGACAACACCAATAACACCAATACAAAACACAAACAATATTCGATATGCGGATTTTGTTCAAGTTATTGCGGGTTCTGAAACATTTATGTTTGCAACAACCCCATCATCCATTACCGTTCCAGCAGTAAGTAGCCAGCCTTTTGACGGCCTTGGCCAATTGGTAAATATTGGAAAAGTCCAACGAGATATTAAATCTACCGCAAGCCAAACAACCATTGTAATGAATGGTATTGACACAGCAATGCTTGGATGGGTTCTTGGCCAAGATATTAAAGGCGCACAAATTACCATGTGGAAAGGGTTTTTTGATACATCTGGTAACCTTATAACAACTGGCGGTACTGGCGGTTTATATCAATACTTTTATGGGTTTGTAAATACCTTTACTATTGGCGAAACATGGAATGAAGAAGCCAGAGGGTTTGTTGCAAACATTACTGTTAGTGCGGCAAATATTCAAATGATTTTGCAAAACAGAATTGTTGGTCGGTTTACAAATGATGCAAGCTGGCAATACTTTACGCCTGGCGATACATCAATGAATCGTGTTGCAACAATTTCAACCATCTATTATGCGTTTGGGGCTTCTGCTGGCGTTCTATGATCCGTTACGCCAACAAGTTTGATAACCATAAAATATGGGAATTATTAAAAGATTTTTGTTACAAAAAGCAGTTTAATGTTAGTTTGAATGAATCGGAATGGTCTGAAGATTTTGTTAATAAAAGACTTTCCATGATTTATGCGGGTTTGGGGTTTGTATTAATTGCTGAAGATGGGTTTTTGGTTGCAATTAAAAATCCTTGTTTTTGGTTAGATAATGTATTTGTTTTGCAAGAAATAATGTGGCATAGCAAAAGCAAAAAAACAGCGGTTGCATTATTAAAGAAGTTTATGGAAATAGGAAAAAAAATGGTTAAATCTGGCGAAGTGCGTGAAATACATTTTGCTAGTTTTGAAGATTCTGATTTTGGAAAATACGGCGCAATTAAGCACCAAACAGCCTGGAAGATATAAATGCAAGCAATTGTTGGCGCAGTCTTAACAGCGGCCAGTTTTATACCTGGTATGCAATTCTTATTGCCAATGGGATTAACTCTCATGGCATCTGCTGTTATATCCAAATTACTTGGCCCACAACAACCAAGCACACCAAGCCAATTAAGCACGGGATCAAGTTTACAGATTCAGCCAGGTACAAGCAATAAATTGCCAGTTGTATATGGTGATTGCTATGTTGGTGGAACTATTGTTGACATTTCTATATCTTCAGATAATCAACAACTTTATTATGTTTTAGCTCTATCAGAGGTTACGGGAAATGGAACGGATACTTTTAGTTTTGGCAATGTTAATTACGGTGGCCGCTTTTGCTTGTTCTCTGGATATTCTTACAACTCATCGGGCATCACAGTCGCAAGCATATCTGGAAACCAAATAACCTATACGGGAACGCCAAGCATCACAATTGAAGCTGGCGCAACCCTAACATTTAACAATGGTTCAAATGCAATTGTTTATTTTGTAAGCGGAACAAACCCATCAACCAAGGTTATTGAGTTTTCTATTGCAATCGATCCAACCGTATCAACTGGCGCAACCATTTATCAATTTGTAAATGGCTCATCATCGCCACAAGTAGTTGGATTGCAAGATTTATCAACTGGCGCAATTAATACCAACATTAACGGCTATATCAATATTTATTTATATAGCAATGGATCAAACAGCCCATATAACAGTAGCCAATCTGCAATTAGCGTAATGCAATCTAGCGGATTGACTTACACATGGGATTCAAGCAAATTAATGACCAACACGGCTTTTGCTATTGTTCATCTTACTTATAATTCAAGCGTTGGAGTGACTGGCATTGCACAAACTCAATTTGAAGTTATAAATTCAAGAAATGCGCCTGGCGATTGTATTTACGATTATTTGACAAATACTGTTTATGGTGGCGCAGTACCAACAGCACAAATAAACACTTCAAGCATTACAACGCTAAACACTTATTGTGCTCAAACTATTACTTTTAATAATTATCTTGGCGTTCCATTAACGCAACCAAGATTTACATTTAATGGCGTAATCGATACAACACAAAATGTCATGCAAAATTTACAAAACATGACAAATTGTTGCGATTGCTTGCTTACATTTAATCAAATTTATGGCCAATGGTCGGTGATTACTCAATCACCAACATATACAGTTGCAATGGATATTGATGATTCCAATATGGTTTCAACGCTTACCATTCAGACATTGGATATTAGTAATACATATAACATTGCTCAATGTCAATTTCCAGACATTACATTGTTTAGTTCATTTAACACAAGCACTATTAACTTAACCACAGTTGATCCAAGTTTGCTTTACCCCAATGAGCCAGCAAACAGCCAAACAATTCAATTGCCATTGGTGAATGATGATGTTCAAGCCCAATTGCTTGCAACTCGTTTTTTGAAAGCGGCCAGACTTGATTTGATGGTTCAATGTACCGTGAATTACATTGGATTGGAATTGGAAGCGGGCGATGTCGTAACGCTTACAAACGCCAATTATGGCTGGGTTGCCAAACTAATGCGTGTAATGAAAGTGGAGCAAAACTTTGCCGCAGATGGCGCAATTACTGTGGCATTGAATTTGCAAGCATATGACCCAACGGTGTTTAATGACGCTTCCATTACTCAATATAATCCATTGCCTAATAGCGGTTTGCCAAGTCCAAATATTTTTGGCGTAGTGCCAGCACCAGTTGTTATAAGCAATCTTAATAATTTGCCTATTCCCACCATTGGAATTCAAGTAACAACCAGCACAATTGGCATTGTTCAATACGCTGAAGTTTGGTATTCGGCCTATTCAAATCCAAGCCCATCACAAATGATTTTGGCTGGCACAACTGCAGTTCAACCCGCTGGCGTTCCATATGGAAATAGCGTGGTTATGCCAACCGTTAATTTAACTGGAATTCCTGCTGGAAATTGGTATTTTTTTAGTAGAATGGTTAATTCGTTGACCAAATCAGCATACAGCCCAGCATCTAGTGTATTAGATTGGACACCATTAACATTTCAATATTCACAGCGTTATTTATCAATTGCTTATGCGACAAGCGCAACTGGTTCTGGTTTTTCTTCAAATCCTAGAGGAAAGACTTATTTTGGCATTTTAAGCACATCAGCGGCCACATTTGATACCAACCCATCAGATTACACATGGTATCCAGCAAGCCCTGTTTTTGGAAGTTCTGGAACATTAAATTATTTATTGTTTTGCAATCGTGGCAATGATTTGGTAAGTTTTGCCACAGGAAATGCGGCATTATCCGCTGGTACGGCTTTGTTTGTTCCAACCGATCCAAGTTACGATCCAACCATTTGGCAAGGTTTACAAGATGGATTTAATGTAATTGATCTTAATGCTCGTACTGGACAATTGATCCAAACTGGAACAACCACAGTTGGAACGGGTGAAATTGCTATTACTAATAATCCACAGGGGCAAGTTGTAGCATCATTGGCACAATTGCTTAGTTTCCCAGGCGGCGCACCAACCCTTACATCCTCAGTTGCAACATTAACTATTGATACATATGGTCGTGTTGTAGGATTTAGCCAGCCAGATAATTTTTATTACACAATGACTGCTTTTGTTGCATCTAGCGGGCAAACTGTGTTTAGTGTTACCAGAGGTTCTGAATACTTAATTAATAACTGTTTTGTGTTTAGAAATGGTTGTTTCTTAGATTCTTCCAACTTTACTGATACTGGTGGATCAACTGGAACGGTTACATTAACAACTGGTGCAACTGCAAACGATATTATTACAATTATTTCTTTTGCTTCAGTCAATACATCAACTGGAACATACAATTCATTTAGCAGAAATTCAGCCACATTAAGCAATGTTGGCTCTTATACTGCATCAGGGTTTACATTGGTAAGCGGCAATGAATTGCTTTTCTTAAATGGAACGGTAATTAATGCCCAAGACTATAATATATTTGGCCAAACAATTAGTTTTGTAAATGCGGTATCTGGTGATTTGCAAATTATTCAATGGACAGATAATAACCTTGGCGTTCCAAATGGAACACCATCCAATACTGATACTTATACAACAATTGGACAAGCACTTTATCCATTTACATTTAATCCATTAGCATTTAACCTATATAATAATGGGGTATTATTATTGGAAACTGTGGATTTTTCCGTTACAACTGGAAGTTATACTTTGGCACAAACACCGACCAGCAATTTAAATATATTAGTTGAACAATCATTTAACAGGACAGGCGCAGTATGACACAGGCACTTAATTTAGCTAATTTAGCAAATAATGTTAATTCATCTGGACAATTGGCTGGTTCTGCGGTTAATGGCGCAGTTTCATCATCCACAACTGCTACAAATGCAACACAATTAGTAACAACTGATTTTTCAGTTAAAGAATCTGGCGGTAAACTGTATTTTTATTATGGGCCTACAGCAATTGCTTCACTAGATTCTTCTGGCAACTTTACCACTTTAGCGTCAATGAACGCTTCTGGTACCCCTTAATTTTAGGAGCTAATTAAATATGAGTACATCAATCGGAACATCCGGAGTAACTTTTCCAGATTCAACTGTTCAAACAACTGCGGCAACCGCTGGTATTCCTGGTATTAAAGGTCAAGTTTTTACATCGTCTGGAACTTTTACTATCCCTGCTGGTGTTACTGCTATCAAAGCAACTCTTGTGGGTGGCGGTGGCGGTGGCGCTAATGGTGTTAATAATGCGTCTTCTGGGGGCAACACAACTTTAACTTCTGGG